AGGATGTAGCGTCAACATTGTTGAAGGATTTAATCCATGCGTATTCGATAAATTGAATAATCTCGGTACCATTGTTTTATATGGATCCAAATCTATAGGATTGCACTCATGTGCTATCGGTTCGTTATAACTCGTATCAACAAGATTCGAATATAATCTCTTCATAACATTTCGAACTCGCGCAAAGGTTCCAGTGACAGGTACTGAAGTAATACTGGTTGTTGGATCGTCTTGTTCCTGATCTTCAGAGATTGGATTCTCAGACTTTTTCTTCGCCTCAACATTTCTCTTTGCCTGTTGAATAAAACTTTTCTTAGTTCCTTTAACCTTATTGATATAATTAGAAGATCCGGTGGTTGACTCTGGTTGTAACATTGCTGGAGGCAATGGTTTTAAAGGGGTAACCTCAAATTCATGATAGTTTGCAGGACCTTGTAATGATACATTTACCATTCTAGCATATATCGAAACACCCACTGGGTTTGAAGGTGCAGTGCTATATTGCTGAAGGGGATTTAGAACATAGGTTTTTAAACCACCAAGAGATCGGTAGGCGGATGTATTAGCAATGCGATCCATACCATAACTGTTCAATAGCAAGTAATAGTAAGGAAACACAAAAGGAACAGTAAATACCATTGTTTCAGATTGCGTTGGACTCACTAATACACATGGATTTCCCGAAGCGGAATACACATTGTTTACAGCATTTCTATATTTTAAATCCATAAACCGCATACAAGGATCCCATGCAAATAACAATTTTCCATAATGAAATGCAGTACCATTCACTCTTATTGATATCTCTATATCACATCTTAAATACGAGAATTCCCGTAACTTATCCCGAATGAATGAAGATTGTTGAATAATAGCACTAGGAAAATCGAGTTGATACACAAATGATCCCTCTGTCATATCTGGAGTCCATGAAAAAGTTCCAACACGTACAGGTCGTTGTAATACTTGTTCCAAAGTTTCCGTTGTACCGAAAGATACATCAGGGACTTTCTCACATGGTACCAATACTTCCGAATCTATTGCAGCTTTGTCCTCAAAATGGACAATATTTTGTTTTATAGTGACGCGGTCCATAGCTGCTTGGTCCTCTCCACTTATTTCTTGTAATTTAACATTTTGTTCAGCAGTACAAATTTGATTACCATCACGAAGCGTACTATCTAGGTGATTGGGGGGGGCTAACTTAAATAAGTTATGAGGTGTACCCACTTGATTTTGATGTCCTGATGTGCCACTTTCAGATTCAACTATCAATGGTGTTGAAAATGCACTCCCTCCTCTGATGAGTACATCTGAACCAATTATCTCCAAAAATAATTGGTCTCGATCAAAATGCTTTATGACGATTTCTAAAGATGAATTATCAATAGCCATCTGCCGTACAAATTTTTCTACTTCATAATATTTGTTCTTTGGGTAATGAACCATTTCTCGCATAATATCAGAACAAATATCGGAAAGGTACTTGATTTCGGTAACATCAGACTTTGAATCTCGCCAACATAATGGTCTCAAAATTGAATCAAACTCTAATGGTGCTGAGACATATTCACTTCCTTCCCAATTAAATTGAAAAGACCTTTTCAAATAGGTAATTTCATTTCGTTTAAGGAAAAATATTTCTGAAATATCGGATGTTTTGTTTGGATGTGTGTATTCCATACCAAACATATCTAAAGCCATAGATATGTTTGCCATGCAAAATTCTGAAGCTTTATCAGATACCGATCCCATGTTATCATCTCCAAAACAAGAGAATTGTACTTCATTATTAAACTCCAGATCCTTTTCAAAATGCCCCATAATTGTATTAAATGCTAACCGCATTAATAAACAATTAACCATGGAATTCATTAGCGTTGTTAAAGGAGTTCCCGAAGGGTTACCCTGATATGTTCTATATATCACGTTACCATTAATATGGTACGTATTATAAGTAGCCTGAATAATTTGTGTTCTGATATCTGAATATTCATCATTATACCATTTATTAATAATAGAAGATACTTCCATAATTAATTGATATGGTAATGATTTGTCATAATTTCCAAAATCACCAGCAAAGTAATTTCCTTCATCTCCTTGTCGAAATATTCTGTGATAGAGTGCTGACCACTGTTGACCATGCGGATTTATACCTATAGCTATCTCCAGATCAACACAATTATTATAGATAAAACCCAAGAAACCGCCAAAGTATTTGCGAATAATTATATTCCATGCAAAGTCTGAACACATAAACATCCGTGTTTTCTTTTGTAATACTTTCTCAATGGGTCGTAATTCATCTTTGAGTAAATCATTTACAAACACTACAGGTATTTCTCCCTTGTCTAATTGATCTTCTAATTTTGTAATGCGATCCAAAACTTGTTGTTTCAACTTATAATAAGTTATGTTATTCTCTTCGCATTTTTCAACTAGCCATTGTTTTCCAGAACATTGTTGAGGTCGATACCAGATAAAGGGATAACCCTCAGAGGTATTCATAGCTAATCCGTTTAATCCAATATTCAGATCTCCATTTACCGCACTATGCAATGAAATTTTTCCATATTTAATGTATTTAGCAGTGGGTAAACTCGTCAAATGATCCAATAAAGAATCCGATGCTCGTTGAATAGTCTCGTATGGAATAAAATCACAATATGTTGAAAATTGTTTATCAACTTGCATTTGCATTGGATTAACTCCATCTTTTGTATGCAGGATTGCTGGCACATAATTCTTCAAATTAGGAAATTTTTCTGTTACGTAATTATATAATGAAGTTTTAATCAGATTAGACTTTGTAGGATATCGTGCCGCATACTTCCCTTCTAAAACAACTAGAGGATCGACAAATTTCGCTTGATATTCATCAAAATTTTTATGATTAACAGCAAGAGAATATTCAATAGATTCAGAATCAAGCACATCTTCCACAGTATCAGGAATATTACCCAATCGCATATCATCAAGATCCTTCTTTAATATCATAGAAGCTATACTTTTGACGGGACTACCTGCCTGATGTATGCCAGCAATAATCATTTGAGATCCACTATTTATTGGTTGTACAATGAGCTTGCCACAATCTCCTTTCTGGGTAACTTTCTCATATTCTAGGCATACTCCAGGACTATACAAAACTCGCTTTGGTTCATTATCTATTATACGGGTAATATAATATTTGTTTTGAGGTCGCTTTTTGATTCCTCTTAAATTAATAAATTGTGATGGAAAAACTTCTTCCAGCGATTTTGGGTAATTATAATCCATTACAGATGACGATATTCCAATTAACCAAGCAGCCTCTTCACTTACAGCGGATTCTTCTTCCGGAAAATATTTAATAATACTCGGAAATTCACTAACTTGTTTTGGAAATTCAATTAATGCCACATCCTTAGTATCATGATATGTCAATTTTAATTGCTTAAGAGATCCACTCCATATAAGTTTTTGTCGTTTGTCCCCACACCCTACAATTGTAACTTCATGATCATTACTGGATGGAATCATACACTCCAACGTATGTCTGGTAGTAAGTGCGTATCGACCACCTATAAAAACCATTTGGTTTCTAATACGATCACACCATATAATTGCCATATTATTCTTTACTAACGAAGTAGCACCTTTTAGTATGTGAGACATTTGAACATCTGTGCTTTGAGCACTGAGAAATTTTCCTCCTTTTCCTTTAGGTCCTTTCTTAAAAGGTGGCATTGTTTTATGAACACCACCTCTTTGAGATGATTTAAACTTCTTAGCTTGTCTTTGATTATAATCCGGTCTCTCACGTGGAAGTGTACTTTCCTCAGAAGGAGTTGAACGTTGTTTCCAAATGTATCCCGCAATAGCCAAGACAGAAAGAATTCCAGCTACTATGTAGTTAAAATTCTTTGCAACAAAATTTGACCAATGGTTGAATAATTGAATGATGTTGTCTTTCAATCGAGGAATGTTGACCCTAGGAGTATTTAAGCAGTGAACATCAATATTATATCTTAAAGCCAAAGTATGTAATGATGATACTCCTATTAAAACACGTAAATGAGATTTCTTCTGTTTAATCCATTCAAAAAGTCCTGTTATAGATGCAGTTAGATCCTCTGTTTTTAAACACGAAATCAATGAAATAAAAGATTGTATAGAATTTCGGACGGAATTTGAGTAAATATCGAAATAAGAAGAAACTGCAGACCAATAATTAGGCATTTCAGTGTCAGGGTAATCTTCTAAATTAAATTGAACAATATCCTCTAATTCTGAAACATCCTCTTCTAAGGAATGGAAATCATACGGTAATTCACCAGTTGCATGTTCCGACTGCATTGTATCATTGGTAATAGGTTCTTCATTACTATACATTAAATTATTTACAATACCTTGTAAATTTTGAAAATAATTTACTAAATGGGTTGGGGCTGATTGCTTCAATTGTTCTATATCCACTGCTTCCATTAGACGTCTCTCATTTGACATAAAACCAGCATAGTGTTCAAGGTATTTACATGCTATAAGATATACAAGTTTCTCATACGTCACTGGTGTCCCTCTTCCATTATCAGCATCAATTTCCATAGGATTCTTCATTGTTAATAACCATCTATCTTTATCAATATTTGGAATTGTAGACACATTATCGTTCGAGGGTTTCAAATCGACACCAATAACAAAATGTCGTCGTCTTAAAACAGCATGTGGTTCAGCTGCTTTCTTTGCAACATCATTGGTAAATCCTTTGTTACTGGTATAAACACAAAATGGTGACGAGAAGAATGTATTTGCCTTCTTTTCTAAAGCAGCCATCGGTAAGGGACACGGAGCACAGTTAATTACTTTAATCATATCACCTATCATCTCTTCCCACAATTCTTCTGATCTCACTGATCCCCAATCATCAAAAAGACAAACACGTTGTCCACTATAATTTTCCCAATATTGATCCTTTGGATTTCGAGTAAATACATCTATATCAGAAAAATGGGGAAAATTCAACAATGCAAAAACATCTCGCATTAGATCCTTATATAGGTTACTCTTCCCTCGTTTTGGTGGTCCAATTAACCAAATGCTAACTGGTTCAGGTTTTTGACGTGACGTAGATCGATGACAACCTGCCATATCTTTGAGCATACCTATCTGTTTCGTTACAAAAGCTAATGTCCTTTGAACAGGCGCACTCACTTTTGTTTTCAGATCAGTATTCATGGCTGTACATTCTTCCCATAATTGCTGTATTTCTAGACTTACAGCAGGTGATGCCACCAAATTATCTTCTTCAAATCGTGAAATTATTCTTTGTGCGTTAGAAAGTGTTTTCTTATACTTTTCTCCATAAGTTCGTGCCAGTACAATATCTTCATAAGTGCAACCTTGCCACCATGCCAATACATGGCAGACAGCCCACTCAATAATTTGTGGTAGTAATTCAAATGCAGTTTTCATTCCTTGCACACCACGAACAAAATGGACAAATTTTTGAGAATACTCCTTTCCTCGTGAAGCAAAATCGTCACTACTAAACGGCATCCAAGACCATACCATACCAAATAGAGCGAAAAGTGGGTTATTGTCAGAAATTCCACCTACAATATCTTCTAATGATGATTCCTCCACCATATCGTCTTGTAACATATCTAATTGTGACCACGTAACTTCTCCTCGAATCCATTGATATATCCAAGTTAATGCTCTTTTAACCATATCTAGGCTCATATTAGCACAACCAGATAATTGTGCAAGTGGATCTAATTTCCCAATAAATTTTCCGGTTAATCCATATCTTGTCATAACTTGTTGGGATACTGTTAACAAAAATACTTCTAATGAATGATTCTTTGCCACATAAAATGTTGTAGCTCCTAAGTATCCCATAGAAATTAACTTATCCAGCATGGACGGTCCTTCAGTTTCCTGTGTTGATTCTCTCGGTATCATTGAATTTACTAAATTTACTGTTTCAAGCACATTAGGGGGTAATGAAATATTATGATTAATGTTAAATGATGGCATAGATAAACCCAAAAATTCCGGTTGTAAAACATCTTGATATATGTCTTCCCAATCATCATCAACTTCTGCATCAAACTCATAAACATTCTTTTGTTCAATAACATATTTTCGTAATCTTATATTTGGTTTAAGATTGTATCTTCGTGTGATGAAGAAGTTGAAAAATAACCGGGCATCTGAAATTGATATATTTTTGCGTTTAACCAAGTCCTGAATCTGGTTTGCAACCATTTTCATGTCTTGTATTTTCATGTTCCAAAAATCTTGTGAGTAACGAAATTGCTCACTATTTGTAAACTTGTTATGTTTTATTTGAATAATAAACCAAGACTTTGAAACATCTCTGACGGAGGTTGAGCAAGTTTCCTCTTCCATTTCATCATCGATAGATTCATCAGATGAAAAACCAACATCAGTAGATTCGTCTAGTTCATACTCATTTCTGTTGCGCAGAATAGAGTTTGCGCGCATATAATCACGCAAATACCATTCTGATATCTCGGGCTCTTCACATATTGTGTGTAAGTCATACATAGTCATATCACTAAGAGCCAAATAATTTTGCTTTTCTGTGTCAATTAACACAGATGTTAATGTATTATTTTTTGTAATATCATAGCCGCAATAATGACCGCATTTTCGCAGTCCAATTGAAAACCCCGCGGCAAATAAATGTTCGATTTTTGAATAAAAAACGTCATAGGGGTATTCATCTTTAACGACCAATAAATCAGGGGTCGTATATAAATCATGTATGAAAATTTGAGTTGCATCAAAAATTTCTTCAATAAAATACTCATCACAATAATATTGCGGCAAGTTAATAAAAGAATCATGTTGAAAACTACGCTGTCCCTGAAGGCTCTGACTTTGAGAACCAGCTGAGCTCCACGTAGTGATGATAGGAGGCTGTGCAATAAATGGGCACTGCAAATCCCGCACACAAGCATTTCCATAGACACATTGTCTTCTGGGGGCCGACGACCCGCATAGACTCAACATATCACAAACATTATTGCATGTAGTGGGATATAATATCGCGTCACATTGCGGACACGATACTATAACCCGCGTACCATCTGAAGAAAGAGTGCACCTGTTAGAACAAGTACACCCAGTTGACAGGGCACGCACAAAACCAGAGTTCTCGTACTCATGGAAACGATTAGCAATTTGCGCAATAACATTTTTATTCATTAATTCAAAAGACGACTTAAATACTTTCATCGTCATCATCGTTT